AAGTAGCTATCCAAAATAAAGCAACTGCATTTGTTGTGATTCCAAAAGATTTAGCGGACTATGGCGCTGACTGGATTGAACGATTTGTACGTTTACAAATCGAAGAGGCATTTGCGGTTGGATTAGAAGTTGCTTTCTTAACTGGTGACGGTCTTGAAAAGCCAATCGGCTTAAATAGACAAGTTCAAGATGGTGTATCTGTAACAGGTGGCGTATATCCTGAGAAAGAATCTAGTGGTACTTTGACGTTTGCTGATTCTAAAACTACTGTCAAAGAACTTACAGCAGTAATGAAAAAATTATCAGTATCTGAAAAAGGAAAAGGTGTAGCAATTGCTGGTAAAGTTAACATGGTTGTTAATCCTCTTGACGCTTGGGATGTAAATGCTCAATATACTTCTTTAAATGCAAATGGGGTATATGTAACGGCAATGCCATTCTCTATGAAAATTATTGAGTCTGAAGCTCAAACACCAGGTAAAGTTACTTTCTTCGTAACTGGTAGATATGATGCATATGTTGGTGGTGGTGTATTGATTCGCAAGTTTGATCAAACGCTTGCAATTGAAGATGCTGATTTATTTACTGCTAAACAAATGGCGTACGGTAAAGCTCGAGATAATAACGCTGCATTAGTTTATGATTTATCAATTTCAACAACAGAAACAGTACCTGCTGGATAAGCCACAGGTACTTAATTTAATTTATTAGGGGGATTTAGAATGGCACTATTTGAAGTAATTAAACCGTTTAAAGGTAAAGAAGAAAAACGTACATTCGATAAAATTGGTGAAGAAGTTGAAATGACTGTTAAACGTCGTGATGAAATTGAATCTAATATTGAAAAAGAACGACCAGGTTATGGACCCGTTTTAAGAAGAAAAGATGAAGCAAAGTAGGTGATTATTTATGATCACACAAGATTTAATAGATGAATTTAAATCTTATGAAAAACTTGATGATTACACTTCAGATGATGAAAACATTAAAAAAATGTTAGAACGTTCTTATGAAGCTATTAAGCATCAGTGTGGAGAATTTACATTTGATAATGAATTAGGAAAAGATTTAGTATTTTCACGAACGAGATACGCATATCAAGACTTACTAGAGTACTTTAATGATAATTATCGTGAAGATATTATTATGCTTGGCATATCGCTTATGGAGGTTGTTAATGATGGTACAGAAACAACCGTTTAGAAAGCCGAAAATAACTACTCGAGAGTTGAATATGCGTGTTTCTTTTTACAGTTACAAAAATGATAATACTCCATTGCCATCTGAATCTCAAAATCAGTTATTAAAAACATGCTGGGCTTCAGTAGAAGGTGTTTGGGATCGTGATAAAGAAAGAGCGAAAGAAAATGGAAGTATTAACGATGTCACTCTAAAAATACGTGACTTCAGGACTGAATTTAAACCTGATTTAAAACATAAAGTCATCATACACGATGAATTTTATCAAGGCAGAGAATATGAAGTGATCAGTGTAAAGCCTGATGAATTTGAGCGTAGGTTTATCATCGTAATATGTAAGTTGGTGAAATAATGAGCTTTGAATTAAAAGGATTAGATGATTTACAGAAACAACTCGAAAAAAAGTTTGGTAATGCAGGAATGAAATCAATCCTAGAGAATGCATTAGTCAATGGAGCAAAAGAGTTTGATAAAGTACTAAAACCAGAGTTAGAAAAATTTAAAGACACTGGAGCAACTGTTGATGACACTACATATAAAAAGGAATTTATAACAGGAAAAAATCCAAGTATTAAAATTCATTGGAATAGCACTCATGAACGTTACAGATTAATTCATTTAAACGAACATGGTTATACAAGGAATGGTAAAAAATATCGACCTCGTGGGTACGGAGCAATTGCTAGAGCTTTAGCAAAAGGTAAACCAGTCTATTATGCAGCAATAAAGAAAGAGTTAGAAAGGAAACTGTAAATGGATGAAGTATTAAACTATGTCTATGATGTATTAAAAAAAGATGCTTTTATCCAATCAAATTTTGAAAATAGAATATATTGGTACGAGCCTAGTGAAAATGATGAAGTAGACAAAGCGTTTATAATCATAGATCCATTAAAACCTTTCGATACTATGCATTATGCCAGCAATACGTTCAACAGTAAGTACTTTTATATTCAGATTAATATCGAAACTTATGATTGGACTTTAGCGCATCAAACATTAAGCAATATAAGTGAATTGTTGTGTAATCATTCTTTAGTTCCTCAAAATGATGGATTGGATGATTACTTTGAAGATACAAAGCGATATGTAGTAACTGAACGTTATTACGGAACACCAACAATATTAAACAAAAATTAGGAGGAAGATATATGTTATTTGGTTTTAAAAGAATTCATGTAGGTGTATACGATGAAGCAGAAACTAAAGTTATCGAGAAGATGACTTGGGAAGATAAAGCAGGTGGAGCTGTAAGATTTAATTTAACAGGTTTAGCACCTGAACAATTAAAGGTATATGCTTCTAATGGTCCGGTTTGGGTCCAAAGAAAAGGTACAGGAGATGTAAAAGCTGATTTAGAAGTGTTTAATATCCCTGAAGCTGATTTAAATAAAGTATTAGGACTAGATGTTGAAGGGCAAGAAGCTTGGATGGGAGCATATACTCAAGCACCGTATATAGCAGTTATTTGTGAGACGGAGGATATCAACGGAAATCCAATCTTAGTAGCGTTACCAAAAGGGACAGCAACGTTAGATAATTTGCAAATGGAAACATTAGAAGAAAAACCAAAACCACCTGAAAATGATAAACTTTCAATTTCATTTGTTAATGCTGAAATTGATGGTAAAGATCGTATTTGTGGTAAATACGTTGCAACAAGTAAAGAAGATGCTGGAATTGCTGCATTCGTTAATAAAATACTTGTTGGTTATACAGGTGAAGCTCTGCCAATCGGATAAAACTAATTATTAAGCGTTTAGACAAATGTCTGGGCGCTTTTTTATTTGTTTAAAAACAAAATGAAAAGAGGAAATTATCATGACAAAAAAAGTTGAATTAATAGTATTTAATAACGAAACGAAGAAAAACGAAAAATTTACACGTGAAGGATTGAATGTTGCAGAAACATTTAAAGTGCGTGAATGGTACGTAGCAAGTGTTGATGAAGAAAATGAAATGATTAAATCATTTGGGGACAACATTGGTCTCAAAGAACAAATGCAAATTGAGAATGCGGCTTTAAATAAACAGATTGATTGGTTAGCTGAACTATTCAATACAGATCGAGAATTTTTATTAAATAACATGGAACCAGATGTTATTGATTCTGAATTTCAAAGAATTATGTCTATTTTAGATCCAAAAGTTTTAGGTGCAAAAAATGATGAGGGAAAGCAATAACCCTCGATGAATTTAGAGAACAAATAGATATATTAGTTCGTTATTGTATGCGTGAATTTGGATGGACAATCAAAGAAGCCTACGAACAGGATTACGAAGATTTATGTCGACTGATCATAGATTCAGAAAAAGATAAGCCTGAAGAAGAAATGATTACAGGTGAAGATGTTCTTAAATATTTCTAAAGAAAGGAGGAAAATCATTGGGTAAATTAGAAGGCTTAACGATAGACCTTGGACTGAATACTGTAGGCGTTGATGAAGGATTACGTGGTCTACAAAGAAAACTTAAAGTAGTTAATTCTGAAATGGATGCTAATCTTTCTGCCTTTAGCAAAGGCGAGCAGTCTATTGAGCGCTATAGTACTACATTGCAGGGCTTAAATAAAAAGATGGAAGTACAATCTAAAATAGTAAGTGAAGCAAAGAAAAACTATAACGACCTAAAAAATAAACAAGATGAGTTAACACAATCCATAAATAAAGCTGAAAAAGAAGTACAACAATCAAAAAAAGCTTATGAAGCATTAGCAAATTCACAAACAGCATCAAAAAAAGAGCTAGCTGATGCAAAGAAGGTTGTAACAGAATCTGAAAGAGCATATGAAAAACTCAATAAAGAGTTAATCGAGATGCCGAAAGCGATTGACAATGCTGCTAATGAAGTCAATAAACAAGTTAAGTCTTATAATCGTATGCAAGAAAGTGTTGACAATACTAGAATTTCATTAGAAAAACTGCAAAAAGAACAAAAAGAAACTATAAGTGGTTTTGATAAAGTAGCTTCTAAAATGTCTTCTATGGGAGACAAAATGCAATCTTTTGGAAGCGGCGCAATGTCTAGAGGTCAAACTATGACACTTGGTGTAACTGCTCCGATTGCTGCTTTTGGTGCAACCTCCATTCAACAAGCTGGTGAGTATGATGCTGCAGCTTCACAGTTTAAAGAAGTATTTAAAGGAATGGAAAAAGATGCGACTTCAAGTCTAGATAAAATATCTGAAAAAACAGGTCTTTTACCTAATGGTCTAAGAGGCACATATACTCAAATGGCTGCTTTCGCTAAAACTACAGGAGCAGATACCAAAGAAGCAATTGACTTAACAAGTCGTGCAACCTTAGCAGCTGCAGATAGTGCAGCATTTTATGATAAGTCTATTGATGAAGTTACTGAAAATTTACAGTCATTTTTGAAAGGAAACTATGAAAATGATGCTGCTTTAGGTATTTCAGCAACTGAAACAACTAGAAATGCTAAGGCTAATGAATTATACGGAAAATCATTTGCTGAATTGAGTGAACAACAAAAACAATTGACGCTATTAAAAATGGTCGAAGATGGAAATAAACTAGCTGGGGCTATGGGTCAAGCAGCTAGGGAACAAGATCAATTGTCTACACAAACTGCTAATGCAAAAACTGCTTTTGCTGATTTTCAAGCAGAAATAGGAAAGCCAGTTTTACCAGTGGCCGTAGATTTACTTAAAGATTTAACTGGTGCAGCCAAAGGAGCAAGTAAATGGTTTGGTGGTTTAAGTGATAATCAAAAGAAATGGGTACTTGGATTAGCTGGAGTTGCTGCTGCTGCAGGACCAACCTTAATGGCAATTGGTGCAATGAGTTCGGGAATAGGTGCACTTTCTAAAGGTTTTAGTTTAGTCGGTGGTGGATTTAAGCTATTTACTAAGCATGGTCGTGAGACATCTAAAGTAGCTGGAGGACTCAGTAAGGTTTTCGGGGGTCTAAAAAATGGCATTGGTGGTATTAATAAAGTCTTTGGAACTGTAGGTAATGTTATTGGAAAAATTGGACCTAAAGCCTTTAGTTTGCTTTCTAAATCAATAGGTGGTGTAACTAGAGCATTTGGCCTTTTACGTATAGCATTTGCGACTAATCCATTGGGTGTTGTCTTATTAGGTGTAACTGCTTTGGGTATTGGTTTGGTTGCATTATATAAAAAGAATGAAAAATTTCGTAATGCAGTAAATGCGATGGGTAAACAAGTTAAAAAAATCTTTGGTTCTTTAGTTGATTGGGCTAAGAATTTAGGTACTGGTTTTGGCAAAGGATTTAATAAAGCTGTAGATAGCGTTAAATCTTTTGGGGAAAATGTTGGCAAACGTTTTGGAAATATGAAAGAAGGTGCTATAAAGCATTCGAAGAATTTATATAAAGGCGTTACAGGATGGTTTAAAGATACATCAGAAGGTATAAAATCACGTACAAGTAAAGCCTATAATTGGGCGAAAGATAATTTCTCTAAAATGAGTTCAAAATCTATAGCATTAAGCGTATCTTTAGCAAAAGGAACATTAAATAAATTCAGCGATGTGAGAGATGGTATAAAATCTCGTACTGGTCAAGCTTCTGATTGGGCAAAAAAGAACTTTGAGGAAATGAGAAAATCATCCATAGACAAAGCGAAGTTACTTTATAATGGTGTTTCTAGTTTTATAGGGAATACACGTGATAAGGTAAAAAATGTGACAAGTAAAATGCGCGATTTGGCAGTGGGAAATTTCAAGTCAATGTATGATAAAGCGACAAGCTGGGTGCGAAAAATTGGACAATTTATTGATGATATTAAAGGCAGACTCAGCAGTAAGGCAGGCAATTTAGGTAAATCAGTCGCAAACGGAGCTATCGTTGGTTTAAACGGAATGATTAATGGGATTAACAAAATTTCATCAAAAATCATGGATAAAAATTTACTTAAACCCATACCAAAATTATCTACTGGTACTTTAGTAAGCAACGGAGAAATAACACGCCCTACTTTAGCAATCGTTGGTGACAAAGGACCGGGTAATGGGCCTGGTGGATTTACTCGTGAAATTATTGAAAAACATGACGGAAGTCAGTATTTAACCCCTGCTACAGATACTTTAGTGAAACTTGATCCAGGTGACAAAGTAAGAAATGGGAATTATACTTATAACGCTATGAAGAATGGTTTAATTCCACGTTTTAGTTTAGGTACAGATATGTGGAATGGTGTTAAAGACTTTGGAACATCTGTAAGAGATACTGTTAAAGACGCTTCAAAAATGGTTGGTAAAATTGTTGGAGACGTCTTTGAATACATCGAAAATCCAGGGAAATTAGTTGATATGGTTCTTGGTAAATTAGGTGGTATGTTTGATGGTGTTGGCGGTTTTACAGGTAAATTAGGTAAAGCAGCTTTTAACTCACTAAAAAAAGCGTTAGTAGGAAAAGTAAAAGGTTGGTTAGAGGAATTTGGTGGTAGTGATGCTGATGGAAGTGAAATATTAGGCTTTCCACTTACTACGCCATACAGCCCACATAGAAGACCAGACGGTTATCCATTTAACGCTCATCATTATGGCATTGACTTACGTACTCCAGCCGGAACTGTTTTACATGCTCCTACCAGTGGTACAGTTTCACAACAAAGCGATTATAATGGTGGATTAATTGCTCGTTTGGTAAGTGGTAAGATTGCTCAATATTTCTTGCATTTACAAAAAGTTTTAAAAACTGGACATGTAAAGCAAGGAGATGCAATCGTGCGCACAGGTAATAGTGGACACATGACAACAGGTGCACATTTGCATTATCAAGTTGAAGGTGGACCAAGTGCAGCTCTATCAAATAGAAATACTATGGATCCAATAGCATTTTTAAAATCGAAAAGCGGCGGAAGTATAAAGGGAGGCATACAAGGGAAAGGAACTTGGGCTCAAAAAATAAGACAAGCTGCAAAACAAATGCACACTTCAGTAACTGAGTCTCAAGTACAAGGTATATTAGCTCAGATTCAACGTGAGTCTAATTTCAATGAGTCTATTGTTCAAGGGAACATTGGTGACATTAATAACTTAAGAGGTACACCAGCAAGAGGTTTACTACAATATGTACCATCAACGTTTGCTAATTATAAAGTAAGAGGTTATGAAAACATTAACAATGGTTATCATCAGTTATTAGCATTCTTTAACAATTCAAACTGGGCTAGAAACTTACCTTATGGACGTTCAGGATGGACACCAAACGGACATAGAAGATATGAAAATGGTGGTCTAGTAACACATCACCAGTTTGCAGAATTAGGCGAAGGTAATAAACCAGAGTTAGTAATCCCTTTAACACGTCGTTCACGTGCCATTCAATTAATCGAGCAAGCCATGTCGATTATTGGTATGGATAGTCATACTGGTAATGTAACAGTTAATAATGATGGCGTTGTAGCTCAGTTAATGCAAATAGTTCAAATGCAACAAGAACAGTTAGAAGAATTGAAAAAACAAACTGCTATGTTAGCACAAGATAGAACGATTATTACTAAAATGGATGGTCGTGAAATTGCTAGAACTACTCATAAATATCACAAAGAAATAGATGTCAGGGTGCAACAATTTAACCCTGCATTTTAATTTAAAGAGGCGATTATATGAAGAAAACGATAATAGTCAATGAAAAACTTCTTGACGGATTATATATCGGTCAAAACTTCGAAATTCCATCATTTCCAGTTGAAATACAAAGTACTGAAGTTTCATCCCGTTCTGGAGCAGTATTTACAGGTAAAAAGATAGGTACATTAGATATTGATGTACCTATTATTTTTTGGAATAAAGAAGGAATGACATCAAAAGAGGTAAGTGATTTATTACTTAATTTTTTCAATTATGATAAAGAAGTTTCTATTCATATTGAAAATGAAAATTGGTATTGGGTTGGTTATATACAAGGAGATTTAAGATTACCTTATGAAAAACAAACGTATTACACTTTAACCATACACCTTAAATTATTAACACCATTTAAATATAGTTTAGCTGAATACTCAAATATGGCTGTAAATGGGCAGGTCGCAGTGAGCAATAGTGGTTCAGTTGAAACATATCCAGTGATTGAAGCAAAAGCAAAAATTGATACAACTCATTTAATGATAGCTAAAGATGATGATGATTATATAATGATTGGTGATCCACCAACAGCTAATAAGAAAGCTAGAAAAATATCACCTACAGTATTAAATGACAAATTACAAACTGTAAATGGTTGGGCTTATGTTCAAACAACAGGTTCTCAATTTGGTGATGGTGAAACAGGTGGTATCGTTGGTGCACATGTAAAATCTAATAAGTATGGTTTCTTTGTAGATCCTACAACATATCCTAAAGTGGCTGGTAAGTGGAATGGTGGGGCACTTAAGAAATCATTTACACGTTCAGTACAAGATTTTGAACACAATATTACAATTAAATTATTTGAAGATGATATAGCAACAAATAAGATGGGAACTGGTAAAGTATTTACACATATTTGGGATGAAGCAGGACGTTTAATTGCTACCATAGGATTAGTTGATGCAAGTTATAGCTCAAATGATGTTACGGTAATTGCTAAATTATTTGATGAAGCTGGAGAGTCTAAAAAGATATTTTCATTTAAACCTAAATATGACGTATATTTAGATGATTTTGTTTATTGTTCTATTAAACGTGTTGGGAACAAATGGACATTCAAGACAAATACAGTTCAGCAGTTAAAAATGAAACGTAGAAGTGATATTGCTAAATACGGACAAACAAGAGAAATTGTTAAAAACACTCACACTGAAACATATACAGATAAATACAAAGAATATATGGCTCCAGCAAGATCAACAAGTATCTATATTGCTAGATTTGACTGGGATAGCAAGACAATGTTGGAAAAGGATAAGTTTAAAGCTGGTGCTTATGATATTCAGACAAAAGAATTAAATATGAAAACAAATGATGAAGTTGATGAATTTATTAACGCTGGAGATAAGATTGTGATTGATAATTACAATCAGACAATGATGATTAATAAGAAGGACGCAACAAAGCATAAGGACTTTGGTTCAAACTATTTTGGATTGGAGCAGGGTCAACATGAACTGTTTGTATATCCAGCTAGTGCATTTGATGTAACTGTTAGGTGGCAATCAGTTGACTATTAAAAGAAAGGAAGTTACTCAATGGCTGTTGGTATACATATTCTAAATAGAAACACTGAAGAAATTACAGGTTACTATACTAATAATTCGAAACAAATGATGGTACTTAATAATGTTCATGCAAGAAATAGAGATGAGCATTCAGAAACTTTTGATTTTACCGTGCCCTATAAGTACTTAGACGATTTTTATAATCAAAATAGAGTACTTATTCCAGATGTTAATAAAGGTGAATACAGAGAATTTGTGATTAAACATAAAGAAACGGGAAATCAAGAAATTTTCATTCAATGTGATGGAGCTTGGTTGGATGATCTGGCTAGAAATAGCGAACCATTGCCACCAGTTAATTTAAATAATGTAACGGTAGATGAAGCAGTAACTTATGCATTGTCTATTACTGGATACGAAAAAGGACATATAGAATATGATGGTTTCATTGATTTAGTTACAACAGAATATACAAGACCATATGATTTATTATTAAAGATTGAAGAAATTACAGATTTACAATTTGATGTATCTATAAAAACTAGTGGTAATGAAATCACAGGCAGATATGTTCATATGAATGTTCCGGATGATTTAAGCGAGTTTACAGGTAAAGAGTTGGTTCGTGGTAAAGACATTACTACAATCAAACAAAAAGAAAATACACGTGAACTAGCTACAGCACTATTAGTGACATCTCAAGACTCAAAAGGTAATCCATTAGTTACTAAAGTATATGATGATGAAGCTAGAGATAGATGGGGTAATAACGGTAAATTCAGTTGGGATATATATAATATTGAAGCGAACGAAAAGTCAGCAATGACAATTTCAAAAATGCAGACGATAGGGAAACGTGAATTAAAGAAACGTATTAATCAAGCTGTAGAATATGAGGTACAAGCAATTGATATAGTATCACAATTAGGTATGACAGCTAATTTTGGAGATAGAATACGTGTTAGAGATGTGACATATACACCTCATTTTTACCTGGAGGCAACGGTTAAAGCTGTACAACGTGATATTTTTGATGACAATTCTAAGGGATTAGTATTAGGATCAATAAAAAAGTTTAGTGAGTCTAGCTTAAGAAGTTATTTTAACTCTATACGTTCACAGTTAACAACAAAATTAAATGACAGTATTTATAATGTTGAAACTATTATTGAACAAAATAAAATCCATACTGGGAGTACGCCACCACCTGATGCTGTAGATGGTCAACTTTGGTATGACAATAGTGTTAGTGATGTTGCTGTATTAAGAGAATACAAAGACGGTGGTTGGAACAATCAAACACCTAATAATGTTGAAAGTATCGGTGGTCTCAAAAAAGAGAAAACTTTATATACAAATTTACATGAAATATATGAAAATTTATTTGTTGAGTATTCTAAAATTCAAACACTAGTTACTCAATTATTATCTAATGAGTATTTAGTAGATACAACAGTTAAAAATGCATTACAACTAGCCTTTGACAATCTCAATGGCTCTTTTTTATCTATGAAAACAGCTGACTCAAGTATGACTGTAGACACAGCAACAATGAGTGGCTTAAATTCATTACAGTTAGCTATAGGTGACTTTAGAGCTAAAATTAAAGACTTTAATATTGCTCAAGCAAATGCTCAAGAGTCAATTGATGCTAGATTTAATTTACTTCAATCACAGTATACAGATGAAAAAGTATCTAAAATATTTCAAGAAGTCGCTAATGCAACAGGTTTAGTGTTTAATCCAGAAAATCTTACTTTAACAGGTGATATTAATATAACGGATGCTGAGTATTTAAAAATATCAGAAAAAGTACAAGGAGATTTAGTTGGTAAATATGTTGATAGTGGAACCTATTCAACTGACCAATCCGGATTAGTCAAAAAAATAGATGCTAACAAGTCAGCAATTGAACAATCTAGCAAAGCTATTAATTTAGAAGTATCGGATAGCAAATTAAACACGCAATTAAAAACATTATATGAAGCTGTAAGTTCAATTAAACTAGTGGCTGATGGTATAAATATTACAAGTAGTGCGGATGGATTAATTTCATCTGTTGCTGTTGATCCATCCAATATAAAAATCAAGTCAGATGCTATCAATTTAGTTGGTGATGTATACATGCAAGATGGTTTGGTACGTGTATCAGACCTTAAAATTGGTGGGGAAGATAAGTCTGGGAAGATTGAAATAAAAAATGCTAATAATGAAGTCTTTTTTGGGCTAGATACTGAACAAGCTACAGCATCTGAGCTATCAATTGGTACTCTAAGAGTTGAAAAAATAGAGAATAAAGACATAGTTACTCAATCATCAGAAAATATGACTTTCTATGTATCAAATGTTGGTGATAATGAGAACGATGGTTTAACTTTAGATACAGCCTTTGCAACGGTAGAACGTGCTTTAGAAGAAATACCGACTGTTTACAACGGTGAATGTACTATTTATTTAAGAAGTTTAGATAGTGCAGAATTAATTGAGGTAAAAGGCTACATGGGAAAAGGTAAAATCATTTTTGCTGGATGTACTTCAACAGGTTC